CTCATTATACACGATACTGTTGATATCAACACCATCCGCTAAACTAAACGGAACGAATTTTACTGAATCACGAACACTTGTGATTTCTTCAGCAATCTCTTTGATCTCATCGGTATCAGTAGCTTTCGCCATTGCATCTTTGAGTTCGTTGAGTTTTTCTTCTTTGCTTTGAACCTTACTCCCTGCACCAATACGGCTGTAGTTGAACGCTTCATCAATCATCAAGCTGTTTGAATCTTTAGATAAGAGGTCAACAAGATCGATTACAGTAAACGCATCATCTTTAGGTACAAGGGCAAAATTAATACCTTTTGAATAACGAGCATCATTGGTAAAGATCGCTTCTTTAACGTTTGCTAATACATTAGCGTAATCTTGTTTAGAGAAACAGTTGCTGAACTGCTCAATGAAATTTACATCTCCGAGTGCACGAAGAATTTTCCATGCTTCATTAGATTTCATTTTGTTGATACTGATATACAGCATTGCAAATTTGATTTCATCATCGTACGTATTGAACGCTTTTTCATCGATAACTAAACTCTCAAGGACATACAAGTTATCCAAGTCTTCAGGAACCGCTACTTGACCGTTCATGATATCTTTACGTAAATCTGCGATAGATTGGAACATAGTCTCTCCTTAATTGATTTAAGAAGTATACAAAAAAGTTCCTTAATTAGTTCTTAAAGGTGCCTTCGAAAAGACACCTAAAGATTAATTGATATTAACCTTGATTTCTCTGCTGTCAGGAGTAACAACGACTTTTAAAATACCGTCTGTATAAGAAGCGGTAACGTCTTTGATTTCCGTTAGCATTTTGTACTTGGTTTCAAACGCTTTACGTGAGATTCCTTTGTTGACGTATTTAATACCCTCAACTTCTTTTTGCTGTTTACCTGAGATAACAACGTATCCACCTTTTACATCAATACTGATGTCTTCTTTAGGATATCCCGCTACAGCTAGTTCGATTACGTTTGTACCGTCTTCGAAGACATAGAAGTTGCTTGGAGGATACTTAGAAGGAACTTCTACCTTTGCAAAAAAGCTCTCATCACCAAAAATTTTATCAAACTCCTTGAAGCCTTGATCGAATGCTTTCGATAAATCTTTACCGAAATCTTTGAATTCACCACGCATATTAACTCCTTAACGCAAGTTATAAGATACTACCCTTTCGGCATAGTTCATTTGAAACAGTTTTAGGACTTATTTCAGGTCACTTCTAGTTCTCCTAGAATATCAGTTACTAAGTCTAGTAGCTCAGGATTGTTCTCTTTAACGTACTCTATAATGAATGCGTTAGTATTCTGAAGAGATTCAGTATCAACCTTAACGTTCTCAGGATTAATGATCTGAGAAATTTCTTGGTTATTTATGAAAGAGTAATTTACGTTATTTTCTTTCAGTACAAATACGAAGTCCTCGAACGTATTATCAATTGCTTCTTGAACTATGAATTTAATGACAACGGTATCTTTAACAGAGCTAATAAAATTCTTATACCCTTGCAAGTTAACATCAATTACAGAAGAACCATCATCAATACTAACAACTCCATTAATGTAAGTATTAACCACGTATTTATTACTTACTGTATTATGGATAAAGGTTTCAGACCAATCTTCATCAAAAACAGTACATCCAACTTCATTACCGAAGTCATTCCAATTCAACTGAGTAGGAACTCCTAAGTACTGAATCTTACCCTTAGAAGATCGAATATGATAATGCCCCGAATAAACCTTAATAACCTTCTTAAAGGAATCTTTAGTTAATTCAGATCGCTCATCCACGATACCTCTTGAGATTTGGAAATCTTTAATCTCTAAGTGACCAAAGATATAATCAGCATTAACCAAATTAGGTTTAAAATTATCGGCATCAACAATCCATGGAAGTAATAATACCCGCTTATTATTAATATTTACTTCTGTTGCATCACTAATTAAAGTAATTACATTAGGATAAAGTTTAGCAAGATACTTCACCAAATTTATATCTCTAGTGTTCTTGAAGTAAATATCATGATTACCCAAGTAAGTGACTATCTGTAATTTGTACTCTTTTAATAAATCAAACAATCTAACACACAGTTGATCGAATAAATTGATATCCATGATCTTTCTATTATCTAGGAGATCGCCTGTCTGAAGTATATACTTAATACCATTTTCAAGCATATACGGAATCACCTGCACCTCGAAGAATCTGATTTGATTCTCGAACGTATTCAGATTAAAATTACTAGCTCCGAAATGGGTATCACCGATACCTATAAATTTTCCTGTAATCATTTAACTCTTTTTGATAATAAATTTACGATCAGTCTCATCCACAGGAGCTGTGTATAGTGTACTATCGATATTGAAGTGAGAATCTTTACCTAAATATTCTGACATATCAGGTTTAAAATGAACACCAACCTCAAAATTTTCCCACAGCTTATTCATTGCATTCTTTGCTTCGCAAGTTGCAATATAAGGAGGGGTTATTAACGGTGAAGTGTACGGAGGCATAGGTACAACCCCACGGTCTAATGGTATTGGGAAAGGCTCTCTAATATTAAATGCAGATATCCCCATTTTACTACATAAGCAATCATAGCAGATATCACAATCTTCTGCTACGAGTGCTCCATTTTCACTTTTTGTAACAGAACCTGCGATAGTTATCACATTATTACTCCGTTTACAAAAATCACATTGAACAATAGTTACTTTAGCCATTATTCCCACTCCTCATATAGTATTTCTTTCTCTAGTTTAGCTCTTTTAGGGAAAGACGGTAAGTATTTCTCTTTCTCAAATTTATTGATATTCAAATAGTCAAACTTCAATTCTGATATTCGTTCGAATTCTTCTAAGCTGATCTTGTAAGTATCAGGATATATAATTTTTAACCTCTGACCTTCGAATTCTCTAATTATAGAGAACATATCCTTAAACTTTTCTGAGCCTGATAATAACTCGCCATTTTCACTTTGTGATAACTCGATCAGAATATCATGATGTACTTTAGGTTCATCTTTGATAGTGTTGTAATGAGTTTTAGGCATACCTAAAGCTAGTTCTTCGATAGGGATGATATTGTCTCGGAGCTCTCGCTCTTCTTCTTTCATCTCATTGATAACCGCTATGAAAGCCCTTCTAGCAATGTCGGTTATATAAGAGAAAGCCTTTACTAACTGACCTGTATTCTTCGAAATTAAATTAGGATTATAATTCTTTAATCCATACATGAGGATATGCTCGATGGCTTTAGAATGAAAATCATCCTTATACGTGTACCCACCGAAGTTGCTACTAGTAGAGAGTTTCTGAACAATCTTTAGTATCATTGAGCCTAATAACTCTTTAGATTCTTTACTACCTGATTTTGCAGAGATCAAAGCTTCTTTGAGTTCCTCTTCCGTGACATAGTGTATCTTTGCTTTAACAACTTTTATTTTTGGCATTAATCTCTTTCTTTTATACGCAGTTTATAAATATATTATACTGAAATAAACTTAAGGTTTGCTTAATGACAAATAACTTACGAAATTTTGCACTCGATTCGAACATTTTACTAGGAAGTACCCTCTTCGGAGAGAACGTAATGTACGCTGTTCAAACAACCGAACTCCCTGGAGTTATAATGAACCACCAACAAGAAAATACACGAGTTGGTAGAATCATTTTACAAGGTGATATTCTTGAATATAATCCTATAGAGATAACCTTGGTAGTAGATGAAAAGCTCACTGTATGGCGTGATATCATAGCCTTGATGCAAAAGTATCATATTCAAGGAACTAATACTTGTGAGTCGATTTCTAGTGAGTATTGGCTTGAATTACGAGACAACAGAAATAATTATATGTTCAGAATTTCACTCCATAACTGTTATCTAAGATCAGTTTCAAATCTTGAATACTCAACTAGTAAAGAGAATGAAATATTACTATTAAGAATAACCCTAGACTATGATTATTTCGACATAGTATAAATATTCCACTTATAAAAATAACTAAGGATTACCTATGAAACAAAGAAAGATTGACAATCTAATGAAGATTGCTGAAGAGATTGTAACTGAATCAACTGTTAGTGGAGATATCGGTGTTTTCGCTGATTTAATCATTCCTATCGTATTCAGAATTTATACTCAAAGTCTTGTATCTGAAATTGCTGACGTTCAACAACTTAAATCTCCTGTCGGTAAAATTATGGCACTATTTGCGTACTACGCAGGTCGTGATTCAGATGATATTACTTACAATAATACTACTATAGTTACTCTATCTAATAGTACTAACTCATTTGTTGTTGATGGAACTATTAGTACTGCTACAGGTTCAGGCACTATCGTTTACAAAGAAGGCGCTAACTTACTTGTGCATGTGAACTCAGGTTACTTCACTAAAACCCAAGCAACAGTTCAATACCCTACTTTAACCGTTAAAGATTTAATTACCAATCGTGCTTATGCTCGTAAAGTATTCAGCGACTACGCTAAGTTAACTAATACTGCAGACGGAGAACTTAATAACAATATCATGAATATGGACTATGAAGTAGTTCAAAAAACTATTGATGTTGTGACTCGTAAAATCAAGTCTAAATTCTCTGTAGAAGTTATCCAAGACCTTCAAGCTATGTATGGCGTTGAAGTTGCTAAAGATATGCTTATTGAAGAATTCTCTTCTGAGATGATTCAACAAATCGATATGGAGATTATCAATTTCCTAAGAAACTCAGCTACACCACAATCAGACGTTGTGCTTGCTAGTTCTTATGCAACTGCTAACGATATCTCTGCTGTAGGTAATGATATATATCTTAACATCTATAATGGTGCTATGGAGATCATGAGAGAAACTAAACGTAAACAACACTTCTTTGTTATCGCTGATACAGTTACTATGAGTTTCTTATTGAATAACCCATTTAAAGTTGCTCCTGATGTTTCTCCTAAGAACAGCTACTACATGGGTAAATTGGGTGGGTTATACAACTTGTACCTAGACCCATATTCTACAGATCGTTATGTATTAATCGGATATAGAGCTCTTGATGATGAAGAAGGTGATGCAGGGTTGATCTTTGCGCCGTACACAACAACTATTACGAATACTACTGACCCTGTTACAGGTAAAGAGATTTTCTTCAATACTGTTAGATATGGTTATACACTACATCCTCAAGATACGGGTACTGCTAATGGTGCTAACTCTATCTTCTTCCGAACATTTGCTGTTAATACTGCAGGTATCGTTAACTTCCCACAAGGTAACTAAGTATGAAAACACTACTTGAATTAGTTAACGAAGCAGACGGAAATATTTACTTTTCCGTTACTGTCAATCCTGAATTATTACATATCATAAGTAAAATTATTGAAGATGCAGGATATACGTATACCGTTGAAGGGAATGTTGTTTCAGTAACCCCTCAGAACGCTTCTGAGCGTTTAAATGCATTCCAAGATATGATATATAATAAACTAGGTGATATGTTCGAAGAAGGCGATCAAGAATTGATTAAATTCGTTGGCTCTTCTGAAATGGGTGATTTTATCGATGCTGATCTTGGAATATCTGTAGAAGCATATAAGAAGTAATTATAAATATACTTTAAACAAAATGAAAGGTAACTAATGGAAACACAATTTATGGGGCATGTCGAAAAAGAAGACTTCGTAGAATTTGCCAAAGCCGTAAAGCAAGAGCTTACGAACCGTATTGCAAGCGACCCATGGGTAAAGAAGCAATCCGATGAAATTCGTAAGTATCAAGCAATCCGTGACACTTACAAACAAATCAACTCTTTGGAGAAATAAATGTTAGCTTATGAAGACTTCTTAGAAGTCACTAATGAAGGTACAAACAAATCTGATAGACTAGCGGTTATTATCTCTAAGGGTATCAGCTCTATCGATTCAGAAATGGATTATAAAGACTTCGCTAAAGCAGTTGCTAAAATCATGTTCGATGATTACGGAACTCACAATTATAAACCCTTTGTTCAAGAGCTTGCAAAAGAACTTAACGTACTAGAGCAATAACATATAACTATAAATATTACAAACTAATATCGAGGTCAAATATGAAGTTAATGTACGAAACTGAGTTTCCTACTTTCGAACAAGAAATCAATGAAGCTACAGGTGAAAAGAAATACAAAATTACAGGTATTTACTCATCTCCTGGAAAGAAAAACAAAAACGGACGTGAATACCCTATGAGTATTTGGGAACGTGAAGTTGAAAAATACCAAGATGTAATTAAATCAGGTTCTCCTAACTCTCTTATGGAACTAGATCACCCCCCTTATACTGATGTTAACATGATGGAAGCTGTTGCAAAAATCAACAAGCTTTGGATTGAAAACGGATTCGTAATGGGTGAAGCAGTTCTTCTAAACAACCCTAAAGCTAATCAACTTAAAACTCTTATCGATAACGGCATCAAAATGGCTGTATCAACTAGAGGTGTAGGTAAAGTTGGTAGTAGCGGTTTAGTTGAAGAATACAGATTGATTACAGTTGATGTAATTCCAAACTTAAAACAATCAGATCACCAAGCAGAAATGTTCGGAATCAGCGAAGGTATTCTTACTGAAGCAGAATTCGATATCGTTGATGACAACATTGTAAAAGTATGTACAAAGGATAAATGTCTTATGGAAAATCGTGAAAAAGTAAATGAAGGTGTATTAGCAATCTTCAGTAGATTGTTAGTTACTGAAACTAAAGCTGTTAAAGAAGCGGATGAAGTTGTAGCACCTGAAGAAGGTAAAGAAGCTCCTGTTGCTAAGAAACCTGTAGCATCTACGCTTCCTGTTGAAGTTCGTAGGTTATCAGTTGATAACCTTGTAACAATCTTACAAAAACTTATTGGTGCAGACTCATATATAAAAGTTAAAGAACTTATCTCATTGCTTAAGCACCAAGAAGATCAAGCCGAAACATTTGATGTAACAGTATTGAAAGATATCTACAATCAAGTTCTAAGCAAAAAATATC